GAGTCGTCACGAAGAATCGATGCGGGCGGAACCCAACCGACACGAGAAGCATCATAGACCCAGCCCTTGGGCATCCAGTCATGAATGGTGCGATTCTCAACATGACCGCTAACGTGCTCAATCCCATTTTTCGTCATCAAGGTCGCTGACCAAGCTTCCGATGTTTCGCTGGAACTAAGAATACTTACCACAATGGCTTCTTCGTACTGTTGAACCAATGTTCGACGAAACATTACGTCGCCCACATTTACACGGGGAATGGCTGTTAGCAGGGGATAAATTTTTTCGCTCATGAAAACCTCTTCGTTTTTATTCCGTGGAACTGAATGTACCGTAACGGTTCCGTGAAGGATAACCCAAAAGCGGAACCGGTTCGACAACTCTACCAGTATTTCCATACCGATCACGAAATACACGAACTAAATTTTGATATCGATCCAGATGAGCTTGAGCGCTGGCTTGATCATTTCCATCAGTCAGACTGACGTAATACAAAGCCAACTCCAACAAAGTCGGAACGGCTTCAGGATGAATCGGAGCCGTATCTTGATCCGTAATAAATTTCTTCGGCAATCGAGCAACACGAAAATCCAACTCGTATCGCTGGTCCTGGTGAGGGAAAACTTTCCACGCAAAATAGCCCGTGCTGTGCTTCAACGGTCGGTTGTAGTCGTACAACTCAGAACCCGTCCACACAATTCGACCGCCGTCAATTGATGCCGTTCCCAAATTCTTAATCGAATACGGGGTCGTTACACCACCCTCATGAAGCTTACCAACTAAATCAAAAGTAGGCTCGACTTCACACAACAAATAGAACCGATTGTTAGTTTCCGTCGCGTTGAACGATCCCGTGTCGTTTTCGTTCGCATCCAAATGGGCGACGTAGTAACGAATCCTCATGCCCGTTCGACCATACCGAGCAAAAGAGGAATCCGCAAAACCAAGCATTGCATCGATTTGGGTCGCCCCAATAACAAGAGCGCCCTTGCCTCCGGCACTGCCCTGAACCTGATCAACAATAGTGACCGGAGACGGCGCACTCTCAAATTGCGGATCATGTATTCCCGCATACTTATTTACCGTGGCTGGAACCGTCCCACTATTGTAAGCCCACGTAAGCTGATAACTGCTATCTTGAGCGGCATCGCCACCAGGAGTAACCAAAGGAGACTTCTGCCACTCCTCATCCCTGCGCCCCAAAACATAGGTGTAGCAAATAGCCCACTTACCTCGACGAAGACCCAAGTCTTCTTTCCACTGAAACTCCGTCGCCAAAGACTTTGAATCTGTAGCTTCAGTAACTTGCGGTGCTTCCGTCGGAGCGGGCAGTTGGAAATGTCGGCCACGCCAACAACGGTAAGGTCTGCCAGTTGAGTTTCCCTGGAAATCCAGCATGTCTTGACGATGCGCTCCAGCAGTGTCGATCTTCCAAACTTGCTGGCGAGAACTATCAAAAATGCGCGCAGGCTCAAAGACCTCGGTTACGTCATCGGTGACAAAAAATTCAGGTTGATGAATACGAAACTCAAGCGCACCGCCGACCGCGTTTATTCCTCCGCTTGCGGGAGAAACTAACCGATTAAACGGACGGTCGAGAGTAACTACATAATGAATTAAGGTAATGCCCGTAATCGGGTCTACGGACGAATGAGTAAACCACTCAAGACACTGCCTACGGTGAATGCGCCCATCAAGCTCAGTGACTTCGATGTGCATTAATCCATCCCACTCACCTGTTATTGTGGGACGCCACGTGGTCGTGCTCGTAGAGCCGTCGATGCCTTCTTGTGAGGTCGCGTCGACAAAATACAGTAGGCGCTTGTCGCTTTGATACGAAGCCACCTTCGCCGCTACAGTAGAGTCAGAGCTTGTTACGTCCGGTAAAAGAACGACATGCTCCTCATCAGGAACAATGGCCTGCGGAACATCATTTGCCATTCTGTCTAAAGCAACATTTAACGATTGCCGGATTCGATCATCTTGCGTCTTACCGCTCGAATCCCATGACCGCATGGCATAAAGTTGCTTTCTTAACAAAGCAAGAGAAACATTCACAGAGCCTCCAAAAGACGAAGGGGGCGGAGCCCGAAAGCCACGCCCCCTAAGTGTATCACGTAGTGACTACTTAATACAGGTCCACGTAAGCATCGCAAACACCGCTCGAAGTAGCGCTGGTAGCATAGCCAATCACCGCACCCGCAGTCGAGTCAGCTTCAGCCGTACCTGCAGTTGCCTTCGAAGCCAGAGTGTTTCCTGCGGAAACGCTAACACTCTTGATTACGCACTCACCCTTCACAACTACCCAACCATACTGGTCTGCTGCGATAGCGTGCTGGGCAACACCGACAAGGAGGATGCGCTTGAGAGCCGCAGAAGCCGAGGATGTTTTGACTTGAAATGATGTTGACGTAGAATCACGCTCCAACAAATCATTAGCCGCCACACCCGAAGAGCTTGCCTTGACAAACATCCAAATACGATCACCACTCAGCGAAGCATCCCCGTCAGTAACCTCAGCCGCAGGCTGCACGCGAGTGGAGCCAACAGGATAAGTTTCTCCCGAGTAAGTTGTGCTAAATGCATCTGTTTTAACAGTTCCCATGATGTACCTCCTTACGATCCACCAGTTACAGCGCCCTGTGCAGGGAGCTTAGTGCAGATCAAGTTACCTTGCATTGCAAAGATTGCGGTCACCACGTCTTGATCGCCAACCCGCTCCTTGAACTCCGATACATTCGGGGCTTCAAGCATTGGGAACTCGATGTAGTCCGTGTTGAGCATGTAAGTAACGCCACCAGCAGCATCGCCAACAAAATCACCGCGATCCAAGTCAATAGACGAGGTAACAGAAGCAAGACCAAGGTTAAGACCCAAGGTGTTGCTCTTGTCAATCTTGTCATCGACGAGTGTTACGCGAACGTTGTCACGGCGATCATCTTCGAAAAGAGTGTAAGTGTCATCGTCCATGATAATCATGTCCGGACCCTTACCGATGCCGCCTGCGTAGTGAGCGCACTGACGATACGTCTTGCGAAGCGTCTGAATTCCTTCAGTCGCCCAAGTACCAATGTCGTTGTGCTGGTTGAAGTGGAAGTAGCTGGCACTCTTGGCGACACCTTGAACTTCTTGAGTTTGAGAACCCGGTGCGACAAAGTCAAGAAGGCCGTGCGTCACACCTGTTCCGATACCGTCTGTCTTTTCGCCGTTAAGGGTCAAAAGACCTTTCAACTCTGAAGACTGAAACGCAAGACCGCGACTATTACCTGTAAGAAGGTACTTGTTAATGTCTGCCTTAGCAGCTTCCATCGATGTTTGAGGGTATTCCTCAATCAGGCGAATGATTGCCAACTTACCAGAGTTTTGAGCAAGTTCCCGCTTGGGAATGTTGATTGCCATAACCATACGGTGTGGCTCAACCTCAAACTTCTTGATTTGTTGACGACGGGTCATGTTCAGTAGCTCGTCACCGACGTAGACACCAACACCACGCGCAGGGGCACCACCGGAGAAGGAACGTTCAATCTTAGTTCCGCCTTCCATGGGCATACGTGCTTTCTTGTTAAGCGCCTCGAACAGCTCATTGCTACGAACAAATGAGTTTACCAGAGGTCCGCGAAGATCCGCGAACGTAGTATTCAGCAGTTCAGTACTGATAGACATATTGTTCTCACATAAAGTGTTTGAAGAAATTAAAAGTGTTTCACGCCTGCCCGGTGCGTTGAGCCAGACTCCATTGAGCTACCTGACCGCGAAATGGGTGCGTGTTTTAGATATACAACACGCGAACCAAGTGAGCAATAAACAAACTAAAATTAATCGCACTGGAAACTCAATCGATGCAGAAATCACTGACTTCGGCGAAAAACTATTTACGTGATAGACTTACCGTATGGCTACAGCAAAGAAAAAAGAAACCGAAAAAATTGGCGGTGCGGAATTTGCCGACGCTCCGGGCTTACACCAAGGAAAAATTAGAGCCTTGTTTGCTACGCCCGATGCGTTTGTCTCAATGTGTCAAATTGTCCGAGAAGACGAATCTACAGGCTACATGGAGCCTACGCATACGCAAAAGAAACTACTAAAAGCCTACGACGAAAACAGATGGCTAATGGTAAACAAATTCCGCCAAGCTAAAATAACAACTGTTTCGGTTATGTTGTTGCTCAGAGACTGTATGTACCTCAGCGGCGTAAAGGGTCTGCTCATTGCGGAGCGACAAGACACAGCGGAAGATATTTTTGAGCGTATTTTGTTTGCGTACAATCGACTCCCAGACGACGTCAAAATGCCTCTTACACCAGGGAAAAAAGCTGGTGCGACACAAATGCAGTTTATTCACGGCGGCGGAATAAAAGTCCTCACCGCTGGAGGTAGATCACCCGCAATTGGCCGATCGATTGACCGTCTTGTAATTACTGAGTTCGGTGAGGCGCAGTGGCAACGTAAAGCCGCGATTAATATTTTCCCCACCGTAAACAAAAGACCAAACGCAAAAGTAATCCTTGAATCAACCCCAGGCAGGGCGGGGAGCCATCACGAGCAGATGTGGCGATCAGCGTTGGAGGGGACCAGTAGGTTTACGCCGTTGTTCCTCGAATGGTGGGAAGACGATAGCTGTCGGGAAAACGTTAAAGACTTCGAGCCTACAGCCGCAGAACGTGAGTACCTGCAGCGACACGATGGAATGTCAATCCAGAACCTGGCGTTCCGCAGACGCGGACTGAACACAGAGTTTGTCGGGGACTCCAGACTATTCTCATGCAAGTACCCCTCC